TCTCTCTTGAAATGTCTGAGACCGAAGTTCGTAATCGTGTATTTACTATTATGGGTGAGGGTCGTTGGTCACACAGAAAGATCAGCAATGGCGAGATTGAAATTGATATGCTAAAGGATTGGCATGCAAAGAATCTTGCAGGCAAGCCAGAGTTTCATATCATTTCAAATGATAGCGGTGGAGAGATTAACCCTTCAGTTCTTCGTGGAAAGATTGACCAGTACAAGCCAGACTTTGTAATCGTTGACTACCTTCAGTTGATGGCTCCTAATCAGAAGTCAGATAACGAAACGGTACGAATGAAGAACCTTTCAAGAGAACTTAAACTAATGGCTATCGGTGAAGAAGTTCCTATTATTGCTATCTCGTCTGCTACACCAGATGATGTTAATGACCTCTCTACGGTCCCTACGCTGGGTCAAACGGCATGGTCTAGACAGATTGCTTATGATGCTGACTGGGTGCTTGCATTAGGCCGTGGGACAAACAGTGATATCATTGAATGTGCATTCCGTAAAAACCGTAATGGATTTATGGGAGACTTCCTAGTCCAGTGTGACTTTGACAAGGGATACTATAGATATAAAGACTTTGAAGATAAGTAGTTATAATATGGTATGTCAAAAAAGAATGATATACCGTATGAATCATACCATCATAAGCCTATCAAAAGGTTTTACCTTGATGGAATAATTCACGATGATTCTATGATCGGAAGGCTCAAAGAAGAGTATATACGATTATTGACTTCAGAAATGAAACTAAGTGGGTATGTTCCAAGAATTGATCTTGACCCAGACTTCACAATAGGGTATAATGATATAAAGAACTTTTTTGAATTTGAATTATCAATACAGGCAGTCTACGCAGGGAAAAGGAAAAGCGAATGGATAGCAGGAATAGACGGAACCAAACCCATCTTTATTCCGCAGAGCAAGTCAAGCGAGTCCTTACAGGATCGGGTATTACCGTAGAGTCTGAACTTGATGCAGACTTTATGATCTTTTGTCCATTTCACAATAATCACAGAACCCCAGCAGGAGAAGTACAAAAAGGTAGCGGAATGTTCTTTTGTTTTTCTTGCCAAAAATCTGCAGACCTTATAGAACTAGTTATGCATACCTCTGGCAGAACATATTTTGAGTCTGCAAGGTTTATAAAGAGCAAAGAAAAGTTAAGTAACATTGCTACAGAGATTGAAAAGGTTCTTGTAAAAGAAGAAGTCTACAAAACTTTTGATGAACTTATTATTAAAAGACTACACAATGGTTTAGTTGCTTCAGAAAGAGCAAGAAATTATTTTACATACAGAAAAATTGAAAAGTCATCTTGCATAAAGTTTGCGTTGGGCTATTCAGAAAAGCAAGATATGGTAACTGTTCCAGTCCATAGCCCAGATGGTATTCCGCTTGGGTTCGTTGGTAGATCTATTGAAGGAAAAGATTTTAAGAATACTCCAGGACTTCCAAAAAGCAAAACACTCTTTAATTTGCACAGAGTCAAGAAGTCTGATAGAGTTTATGTAGTGGAGTCTTCATTTGATGCCATTAGGCTTGATCAAGTAGGGCTACCAGCAGTAGCAACACTTGGTGCAAATGTATCAAGCACACAAATAGAATTGCTTCAGAAGTATTTCAATAACATTATTGTTATTGCTGATAACGATGAGGCGGGAGGAAACATGAAAGATAGAATAGTTGAAAAACTTTCTACTCGTGTTTCTGTTATTAAACTAAACAATCAGTATAAGGATATTGGAGATATGCCAGACGAAGAACTTCGGAATTTAGAGTTTCAGTTTGACAAATCAATATCTCTTATGCTAAACTAATATAACAAACAAAGGAGAAATATATGAGCGTAGTAAAGGGACTCAAGAACATTAATGCCCTGCTCGACAAGCCAAAGTATGAAAACGACGGGCCAAAGTTAAAGTGGCTAAAACTTGCTGATGGACAATCGGTTAAGATTCGATTTATCGAAGAACTTGATGAAGACTCAGCAAACTATAGTGAAAGTCGTGGACTAGCACTAGTTGTTAAGGAACACGTAAATCCAAAGGACTACAAGCGCAAGGCTGTAGACACTATGGAATCAGAAGGTCGTGACTGGGCAGAAGAAATGCACCGCAAGGATCCAAAGGCAGGATGGCGTGGCCGTCTTCGCTTCTACTGCAACGTACTAGTTGACGATGGAATCGAAGCACCATATGTTGCTATCTGGTCAATGGGTATCAGCAAGCAGTCATCATTTAATACAATTCGTGAGTATGCACTTGAAACAGGAAGCATATCAAACGTACTATGGAAGTTAAAGCGTAATGGTCAGGGAACTGAAACCAATTACACACTTATTCCATCAGCACCAGACAAGGAACCATTTGATTGGAAGGCTGTAGAGCCTTATCCTCTTGAGTCAGCACTTAAGAAGATTCCTTATGCCGAGCAAGAAGCATACTACTTGGGCTTTGATGGCCCATCTGTAACTTCATCTACCAACGCTGATTGGTAATATGAACTACGTCGGCTTACATGTCCACACCCATTTCAGTTTATTTGATGGGATTGCTACTCCAGAAGAATACGTGAACCGTGCAGTTGAGTTAGGGATGCCAGCAATTGCCATCACTGACCACGGTACTTTATCTGGGCATAGGGAACTGCACCGTATTGCAAAAGCAAAGGGCATTAAGCCAATTCTAGGTCTAGAAGGATACATGTGTGCAGACATATCTGATACACGAGATAAGTCTGAAAGAGAAGGTCAACAAGATCTTGTCTACAATCACATTATCCTTCTAGCCAAGAATCAAATTGGTTTGGAAAACCTTAACAAGATTAGTGAACTATCTTGGACAGATGGTTTCTTTAAGAAGCCAAGATTTGATTTTAGTATATTAGAAAAATATAAAGAAGGAATTATTGTTTCTTCTGCTTGCCCAAGTAGCGTTTTAGTTAAAGCACTTGAGGAAGAAGAGTTTGCTCTCGCAAAGAAATATATCTCTTGGTTCAAAGAGCGCTTCGCTGATGACTACTATATTGAGGTTATGCCTCACAATGAAGCACACATAAATAAGTATTTAATAGAACTTGCGGATGAGTTTGATATTAAAGTTATTGTTACACCAGACTGCCACCATGTTGATCCATCACAAAAAGAAGTTCAAGAGTTTAAGTTGCTTATGAACACACATGGTAAGTTTGTAAAAGATGCAACATATGAGAAGTCAAAGAAAAAGGGCAACATGATGGAGCGCCTTGATTATCTTTATGGCGCAGATCGTCAAATGTCATTTAATAAGTTTGATATCCATCTTCTATCTTATGAAGAGATCAAAGCAGCCATGGAAGCGCAGGGTATTGATAGACCTGACATCTACTCAAACACAATCCTATTAGCAGAGACAGTAGGAGACTATGGAATTCAAGAAGGATTAAACCTACTACCAGTACAGTACAAGAGTCCTGACAAGGAACTTGCAAAGGTTGCTTTGGAAGGTTTGGCAGAGCGAGGTTTGTCAGAGAACAAAGAGTATCTTGATAGACTTGAAGAAGAGTTGCAAATTATTAAGGATAAGAAGTTTGCTCCATACTTCCTTGTTGTGAGTAACATGATCAACTGGGCGAAGAAAGAAGAGATAATGGTTGGCCCTGGTCGTGGTTCCTCTGCTGGATCTCTTGTTTGCTATGCACTAAAGATTACAGACATTGATCCTATTGAGCATAACCTTTTGTTCTTCCGCTTCATTAACCCAGAACGTAATGACTTTCCAGATATTGATACAGATATTCAGGACACTCGTCGTGAAGAAGTTAAAGATTATCTTGTTAGACAGTATCGACATGTTGCATCTATTGCAACCTTCCTTGAGTTTACAGGCAAGGGAATTGTAAGAGATGTTGCACGAGTATTAAACATTCCTTTGTCAGATGTTAACAAGGTTTTAAAGACTGTAGACACATGGGATGACTTCTGCACATCTAAATCGACAAGAGAGTTCCGTGAAAAATATCCAGAGGTAGAGATCTATGGAGAGCAACTTCGTGGTCGTATTCGTGGCACAGGTATTCACGCTGCAGGTGTTGTAACTGCAAAGGAACCAATCTTTAGATATGCACCGCTTGAGACAAGATCTTCTACTGGGTCTGATGAAAGAATTCCTGTTGTAGGTGTTGACATGGAAGAGGCAGAGAGAATTGGTTTAATTAAAATTGATGCGTTGGGACTTAAGACCTTGTCTGTTCTTAAGAATACAATCGATATTATCAAAGAGCGTGATGGGAAAAAGATTGATCTTCTTAAGATTAAGATGGACGACGCTAATGTTTATCAGATGCTTTCGGATGGATATACAAAGGGTGTGTTCCAGTGTGAAGCAGCACCCTATACTAATCTTCTAGTTAAGATGGGTGTCAAGAATCTGAATGAACTTGCAGCATCTAATGCTTTGGTTCGACCAGGTGCTATGAATACTATTGGAAAGGACTATGTTGATCGTAAGCATGGTCGTCAGAATATTTCTTATACTCACCAAGTACTAAAACAATTTACGGAGGACACCTATGGCTGTATTCTTTACCAGGAACAAGTTATGCAAGCATGCGTACACCTTGGCGGTATGTCCATGTCGGAAGCAGATAAGGTTAGAAAGATCATTGGCAAGAAAAAAGATGCTAAAGAATTTGATCAGTTTAAAGAGAAGTTCGTAGAGGGCGCATCAAAGTTTATTGCTCCCAATCTTGCTCGTGATCTGTGGCATGACTTTGAGGCTCACGCAGGGTACTCATTCAACAAGTCTCACGCAGTAGCATACTCAACTCTATCATACTGGACAGCATGGCTAAAGTATTATTACCCACTTGAGTTTATGTACTCAGTGTTAAAGAATGAAAAGGATAAAGATGCGAGAACTGAATACCTTATTGAAGCAAAAAGAATGGGCATTAGCATTAAGTTACCTCACATTAACGATTCGGATATCGATTTTAAAATTGAGGGTAAAGGCATTCGGTTTGGACTCAGTGCTATCAAGTTCATATCTGACAAGATTGGTGAACGATACATATCAGCACGACCATTCCGTTCGTACAAAGAACTTGAAGAATTTACCTTTACCAAAGGCAACGGAGTAAACTCTCGTGCACTCCAAGCACTTAGAGTAATTGGAGCAGCAACATTTAATGATAATCCTAGAAATGATCAGGAGATTAAAGAAAACCTATATGAATATTTAAACCTTCCAGAGTTTAATATTACAATACCTTCTCACTACTATGCTTTCATTCAGGATATTGTTGACTTTGAAGAAAAAGGATCATACATCTTTATGGGTATGGTAAAATCAATTAAAAGAGGAACAGGATGGTCACGAGTTGAAATTTTGGACAAAACTGGCAGCGTCGGTATATTTGATGATGAGAATACAACTATTGAGACGGGTCGTTCTTACTTGGTTCTTTGTAATGATAACAGGATTGTATCTTTCATACCATCTGACGAAATAAAAGAGTCATCCAATGCTCTTGTAAAATTCTTAAGTTACAAGCAACTTCCATACAAGGATGATGAAATGTTTGTAGTCTCATTTAAGCCAAGGATTACAAAGACAGGGAAGAAGATGGCATCTCTTACTCTTGCTGATACAAGTAGAGATCTTCATTCAATCACAGTATTTCCTACATCTTTTGCAAAGGCGTACATGAGTATTGAAGAAGGAAAATCTTATAAGTTTGATTTTGGAAAAACAAAAGACGGAACAGTAACATTGGAGGATGTACATGTCGGTTAGTATAGAAGAAGCATTAGCACAACTTGATCCCAAGTTGAGGAAAAGATTAGGTAGTGGAGTCGGAGTTAACTACGAGTATCAACCTACCCCTAGTTTTGGTTTAAACCGTGCTCTGGGTGGCGGACTCCCATATGGCAGACAAGTTCTTATTTGGGGGTCAAAGTCTTCTGCAAAGTCCTCTATGTGCCTTCAGATGATTGCCCTAGCACAAGCAGAAGGAAAACTTTGTGCATGGATTGACTCTGAGATGTCTTACTCTGAAGACTGGGCTAGACAACTTGGGGTAGACCCAGAAAAACTAATTTACTCACAAGCAAGAACTATTAGTGATATGGTAGATGTTGGCGTTGGACTAATGAACGCTGGCGTTGACTTAATTGTGGTAGACTCTATTACATCAATGCTTCCAGCAATCTATTTTGAAAAAGATACTGACGAGATGAAGGCATTAGAAAACACTAAACAGATTGGAGCCGAATCCCGTGACTTTAGTAACGCATGGAAAATGCTTAACTATGCAAACAATAAAGTTAAGCCAACTTTGCTTGTTCTTATTTCTCAGTCTCGTAACAATATCAATGCTATGTATACTAGCCAGCAGCCTTCTGGTGGTCAGGCTACTAAGTTTTATTCCTCATGTATTGTTAAACTCTTTTCTTCAGAGTCAGACAATCAAGCGATTAAGGGCAAGATCAAGGTAGGAGATAAATTAATTGAAGAAAAAATTGGTAGAACTATTAAGTGGGAACTCCAGTTCTCCAAAACCTCTCCAGGGTTCCAGTCTGGTGAGTATGATTTTTATTTTAGAGGTGACGATATTGGTCTTGATACCATTGGTGATTTGGTTACTACCGCAGAACTAAATGGTATTGTAGAGCGCACAGGTGCTTGGTATATACTTCCTGATGGTACAAAGGTTCAGGGCAAGGAAGCATTCGTTAATCGTGTAAGAGAGGATCTTGACTTGCAAGAATCAATTAAGTCAAAACTCAATGCCTAGTTTCACGGTTTATCAGGGTACCTTTTTGTGCCATACATGTAAAGCAGAGGTAAAGACTCTCAGGCTTTATGCCGAAACAAAAGAAATGACTTGGATGTGTAAGGATAAACATCTAAGCAAGGTTAGCCTTGGTAAAAGAAAGAAGAGCGACTTTGACGGAGAAGAGTGAGTCCAAAAGAATAGGTGCCAAACAGCACAAGAACTCTGGTCGTAATACCCAAAAAGGTGATGCTTCCTGGAAAAATTTTGTTGTAGATTTTAAAGAGGTAGGCAAATCATTTACGCTAAATAAAGAAGTCTGGGCTAAGGCTACAACTGATGCTATGAAAAATGGCAAAGATCCAGCAATCGTTGTTGTGATGGGAGAGGCTAATTCTAAGGTCAGACTTGCTATAATTGAGATGAGTATTTTAGAACAACTTTTAGAGGATGGTGTATAATAGTATTATGAATACAGGATATGAGCCAAAAAATAAGATAGTTCCACATATCGTACGAGATTTCTTTACTGAAGAAGAGGTAGAAGTTCTCCTTGCAATAATTAACTACCAAAAAAAGGCTAAGGATTTGGATGCATTTTATGCTCCTCTAGTTCTTCCTGACATGGCAAGAATGCAAATTGAAGTAATGTACCCAGAACATATACGCAGAAAACTTGAAAAGTTTGCTTCAGATATGGTTGGAGAAGAAGTCTTTATGTACCACAATAGTTATTTAAGTTATAACAAAGAACACAATTCCGATGCAAATCCAAAGTTGCCAGTTCACTATGATTCAGATAATTACTTTACTAAACTTACAATGGACTACCAACTTGGCGCTAATATTGATTGGCCAATAGTAATTGAGAATGAAAGTTTTAATCTTCAATATGGAGATCTTCTTATTTTCTGGGGTGCAGGACAAGCCCATTGGAGAGAGCCAGTATTATTTAAAGAAGGAGATAACACAGAAGTTTTGACTATGCATTTTTCAACATTTAAAGATTTTCATGAGTTAAACCTTCCTGCTAGGGCACCAGAAGAAAGAAAGAAAAGACTTCAAAAATGGAATCAAGATCCAGTATTTGCAAAATATAAAGAAGATTTTAACAAAAAAGAAGAATCTCTAATAGAATCAAAATAAATAACTAAAGCAACTACTAGATCGGATAAAAATGCAAAACGAAAACACGACAATTAATATGGTAAATGGTCTTGCAGAAATTGCGGACTATATGCAAGATGAAGAACTTACTACAGCGCTTACTTTTATTGCCAAGATTATTATTAAGCCAGACATTCCCTTGAATGTGGCACATATTGAAATCGTAAGGCTTCAAGCAATCGCAGCAAAGATGGCTTTTAAGGCAACCTGGATGGCAAATGTTGACAAGTCAGATCGAGGAAAGAAGAATCTTTATTATACGGCAGCAGAGTCTTTAAATAGTTTGGTATCTGCACTAAAATACATAACAAGATAGTCTGCTATACTTATAACTAATAGAAACGAGAAACGATGACGAAGAATTTGTTGCATACAGTAATGATAAAGCCAGAAGAAAAGCCAATCCACTCAATGGATATAGCAGGACTTGAGGCAAAGATTAAAGAAGGATACACGATTACTCGTGTAGATAAGCATACAACCAAGAAAACTTTTGCTCCATCTACTATTGCCTATGGGCACGGAGAATGTGCCAGATACTGGTACCTTGCTTTTGATGGTCAAATGTTTGAGGATAATGCAGATGCCTACAGCGCAGCAAATATGACTGCTGGAACTTTGTCGCATGCAAGAATTCAGAATGCAATGATGAACGCTGGTATAGTTAAGGTTTATCGTGATGACGATAATGAGGCTACAACAGAATTTAAGATTAGACATGACGATCCACCTATCTTTGGTTATGGAGATGTTATGTTTGATTGGCAAGGCCAAGAACTTATTGGTGAAATTAAAACAATGATGAACGAAGGGTTCGAATATAGAAAGGCATCAGGCAAGGCCAAGACTGGTCACTTGATGCAATTACTTATTTATATGAAGATCTTAAAGAAACCAACAGGTGTCATGATTTATGAAAATAAAAATAATCATGAACTTCTTTTGATACCTGTAGATGTAAACGATCATTACCGTCGGTGGGTAGACCAGGCATTTGATTGGATGAGACTAGTTCGCAAGACATGGGAAGACAGAACCCTGCCAAACAAAAACTATAGATCAAATTCCAAGATATGCAAGTCATGCCCAATTAAAAAAGCATGTGAGTCTGCAGGTCCAGGCGTGTTAAAGATAGCACCCCTGGAGATTCTAAGTGAGACATTGTAACTTTTGCGATAAACAATTTACTCAATCAGTATCGTATCAAATATACTGCTCTGTTGAATGTAGAGAACTTGCAACAAAAGAAAAAATTGCTGCAAGGTATATGCAATCAAAAAGAGCAAAAAGAAAAGGAAAGACAAGACTTTGCAAGTCTTGCTCTATGCCACTCTCAATCTACAATGATTTTTCAGTGTGTTCATCTTGCTCTGTAAATCCAGACGCTGTGATCAAAGCAATTAAAAAGATTAAGGATAAGACAGATGGTAAAAAATAAGTGGGGGCTAGAAATAAAGCCACATAAGATTTGCGCCATTGACGCTAGTACAAACAGTCTTGCATTTGCTTTATTTTCTGGAGATGATCTTGAGTCTGTAGGAAAAATTAACTTTGAAGGAAACGATATATATGAAAAGGTTATGGATGCAGGGAAAAAAGTAAAAGCATTCTTTGATATATATGGTGGGTTTGAAGCAATAATTATTGAGCACACTGTATTTATGAATAGCCCTAAGACTGCTGCAGATCTTGCATTGGTACAGGGGGCAATCCTTGGATCAGCAGGACAAACTGGAACCAAGATTATAGGAAAGGTTTCTCCTATTACTTGGCAAAATTATATTGGTAATAAAAAAATATCAAAGGATGAGCAACTGTTTATTCGTTCTCAGCATCCAGGAAAATCTGTTTCTTGGTACAAGTCTTATGAAAGAAATATTCGTAAGGAGAGAACTATTAAGTTTATTAATACTATTTATGATAGATCAATTACTGATAACGATGTAGCAGATGCTTGCGGGATTGGGCACTGGGCACTAAAAAATTGGGGGAAAGCAATTGGAGTTGACAAATAACATCATGGCTGCTAAACTATATACATCAGAAGTCTTTATGCGTAAGAGATATCTTATGGATAAGAAGACTCCAGAAGAGATTGCAAAGGAATGTGGATGTTCTCTAGAGACTGTCTATGTTTACCTTGCTAAGTTTGGACTAAGGAAATCAAAACGATGAATAAATTTGAAAAAGCATTGATAGCACTTGCCGTTGCAGGTAGCGTTGGTTTTGCGTTTGCGTTTGCTGCGTTAAAGGGTATTCCAGAAACATTTGATTGGGAGTCTGACGAAGAGGAATCTTATGAGTGACAATCTAAACATAACAGTTGACCAAGTAAATAATCCACTGCACTACACATCAGACCCATCTGGTATTGAGTGTATTGAGATAACTCGTCATCGTAATTTTAATATTGGTAATGCTTTTAAATATCTTTGGAGAGCAGGACTTAAGGATGAGGCAAAGACCATACAAGATTTAGAGAAAGCAATCTTTTATATTAAAGATGAAATAAATAGACTAGAAGGCAAGTATGTCAACTGAAGACGATCTCGTTAAGCATCTTGACCAAGTCAACCTAGTAGTAGAAGAATACCTAAAAGGTAATGATCCAACAGTTATTTCTAAGCAACTTTCTATACCAAGACAAAAAGTTGTAACACTTATTAATGAATGGAAGGTTATGGCATCTGCAAATGATGCTATCCGTGCTCGTGCTAAAGAAGCATTAGCAGCAGCAGATACTCACTACAGCAAGTTGGTTTCTCGCACATACGAAGTTATTGATGAGGCATCAATGACAAATAATCTTAGTGCTAAAACTGCAGCAATCAAACTTGTGATGGACATTGAGTCTAAGCGTATTGACATGCTTCAAAAGGCTGGACTACTTGAGAATAAAGAACTTGCTGAAGAGATGATGGAAATTGAGAAGCGTCAAGAGATTCTTGTTCTTATCCTAAAAGACATTGCGTCAGAGTATCCACAGGTTCGTGATGAGATTATGCGTAGGCTTTCTGCATTTGCAAAAGACAATGAGGTGATTACAGTTGTCCACGATGTTCAATGAGTTTCTTGAAGCACTACAGGATGATCACTTTCAAGAGATGCCAGTAGACGCAAGAACATTTGTTGAGGGTGAAGCGTACCTTGGACAACCACCATTATCTGATATTCAGTACGATATTGTTGAGGCAATGAGCCAGATCTATCGTAAAGAAGATTTGATTAATATGATGGGTGAAGAAAAGGGCACTCAGTACTACAACAAGTACACAAAGAATGAAATCATCCTGCAACTTGGGAAGGGATCTGGAAAAGACTTTACATCAACCGTAGCATGCTCATACATCGTATATAAACTATTATGTTTAAAAGACCCAGCAAAGTATTTTGGTAAGCCCTCTGGAGATGCTATCGACCTAATCAATGTGGCTATTAACGCTCAACAAGCAAAGAATGTTTTCTTTAAAGGTTTTAAATCAAAGATTGAAAGATCACCATGGTTTGTAGGAAAGTATTATGCTAAAGCAGATTCAGTTGAGTTTGATAAATCAATTACTGTTTATTCTGGTCACTCAGAGCGTGAGTCACATGAGGGACTAAACCTTCTTCTTGCAGTGCTTGATGAGATTTCTGGTTTCGCATCTGAAGTTGGAACAGGAAATGAGCAAGGAAAGACTGCTGATAATATCTACAAGGCTTTCCGTGGTTCAGTAGACTCTCGCTTCCCTGACCTTGGCAAGGTAGTTCTTTTATCATTCCCCCGTTATCCAGGTGACTTTATTTCAGAAAAGTATGATGATGTTGTTGCTGAAAAAGAAGTGGTAGAGAGAAGTCACAAGTTTACAATTAATCCACTACTACCAGAAGATAGCCCAGACAATAACTTTGAAATTTCGTGGGATGAAGATCAAATAATTTCATACAAATATCCAGGGGTATTCGCACTAAAAAGACCCACATGGGAAGTAAACCCTACACGCAAGATCGATGACTTTATGATTGCATTCATGACAGACCTTGGAGATGCTATGATGCGCTTTGCATGTGTACCAACCTTTGCTTCTGATGCATTCTTTAAGCAGGCAGACAAGGTAAGAGCATGTATGACATTAAGAAACCCTGTGGATAACTTTAGAAGATTTGACGATTCATTTAAGCCAGACCCAACAAAAAAATATTATGTACACGCTGACCTTGCACAGAAGCACGATAAGTGTGCGGTAGCCATTGCACATGTAGAAAAATGGGTAAACATACAGGTAATTAATAACTACGAACAGGTGGCACCAATTGTAGTAGTGGATGCAGTAGCATGGTGGGAGCCAAAGGTAGAAGGACCTGTTAATCTTTCTGAGGTAAAACAGTGGATTCAAAATCTTAGAAGGCTTGGGTTTGATATTGGAATGGTTTCGTTTGACCGTTGGCAATCCTTTGATATCCAGAATGAACTGAAGCAGGTTGGAATGAAAACTGATACTGTTTCTGTTGCTAAAAAACATTATGAAGATATGGCTATGCTTGTGTATGAGGAAAGACTTGCTATGCCT